ATTTTGTAGGAACAATGTTAACAGAACCTAGACGTAGAGGAATGGGCAGAGTTCGTAAGGGATTTACTACTACACATAAGAGTAAAATTGCCGCCTGTGCCAAACTAAAGCATTGGGTAGAGAGCGACAGAGTAGAAATTGCTAGTAAGAATTTACTTCGTGAGCTAAAGACATTTGTGGCCAGAGGACAAAGTTTCTCAGCAAAAGAAGGTGAAACTGATGATCTAGTAATGGCACTTATACTTGTTGTTAGAATGGCACAAGAGATTACAAAATATGATGACAATGCCTTTGAAGCCCTATCAGAAATGAATGAAGATGACTACGATGAACCCATGCCAATGAGCTTTTTATAACTCTAAAAGCATAAATACTATTATAGGAGAACAATACTCGTGACTAACATTGCAGATGAAATATTTAATATACTAAAAGGATCAAACTACAAAGTGAGACTTTTTACATCTGAAGGGATTAAAACACTTAATCCAGAAGAAGCCACACGTTTTTATGCTTACGATCAAGACTTAATGATCACCCTTAGACAGGAAGAAGCACAAAATGAAATAGTTGTTCAAGCTGGAGCCGGATACGATATTCCAGGCAACAAGAAATTATTAGATAGTGTCAAAGCAGTGGCACACAAAAATCTAGGAGAGTATACTGTGAGAAAATTCGATAAAGAAATTGCGCCAAAAGACTTTGCACACCAGAGTGTCAAAGAAGGAGCCCTACAGGAAGGGTTCAGTAAACCATTCGGCAGCATGAAAACAAGTTATATACAAAGCCCTAATGCAAAATTAGTTATTAAGCATAAGCAAGGCATTGATGAAGAAAGACGTGGCGCCCGTAGTAGAAACATTCAAGCACTCTTTATTGAAAACTCACAAGGTGAAAGATTTTCGTTCCCCCATAGATATATGGCAGGAGCAAAAGCGATGGCGATGCACGTCAATGAAGGCGGTACTCCGTATGATGACAAAGGGGCAGCAATCCTCAGTCTATGTGAAGAGATCGCAGAACTTAACAAATTTGTAAGGCACGTTAAGTCAAATAATCTAGTTAACGAAGATAACAGTGATATTGTAGAAACAATTAGTAACCGATTAGGTGAATACAAAAACACAGTTAAAAGTTTATCAACCCTCAGAGGTTATAACAACTTTCAAGTTCAAGAGAATAAAGAAGAAATTAATGAGGTTGATGTTACAGAAAAATTCCTCTACAATACGTTCAAAACCGAAGAGCTAAATTCAATACTCTCAAAAGTTGGACGTATTGTAGCAGAAAACACAAGAAAAGAAAAAGAAACAAAAGCAGCTATTAAACGTGTTGTGGACATTATTAATAGCGGAGCAGATTTGAAGATCACCTATAGCGAAGATGATCCAGAGCATCCAGACAATGAAAATCCTAAAAAATATGCAGGACAGTCTGGAGAGATGGCAAAAATGGCTTCACTACTATCATTCTTAGGATCGCGATCCAAGAACGATGATTTGTGGAATGCTATTACTGATCTAACAGGTGATGGAGATCATATAAATAGTTTTAGCAGTAGAGTAGTTAAAAAGATTACTGACTATTTGGCTGCAAAAGCACAGGCAACCCCAGCGGTTGAAAGTGTTATTGGATTAGACGAAGAAGCAATTCTTGAACTAAGAAAGAATTTATCTTAAAATAATTCAAAAAAGTACTTGACAGTAAGTACTATAAACGCTATACTGTATAGGCTAACAAAGGCAAAAGGTAGTTAAGAGCTACATTTACAAAGTGATACATTGAGTATCGCTACTAACAAAGGCTAATATAGGAGATAAATTATGGCATCTTTGGCAGAAATCCGTGCGAAATTACTCGCACAAGAAACAAAATCCTCAGGCACACGTTCCTCAGGTGGTGGCGACAACGCCATTTTCGCTCACTGGAATATTCCAGAAGGCACTTCCGCAACATTGCGTTTCCTCCCAGACTTAGACGAAACTAACACGTTCTTTTGGAAAGAGCGTCAGATGATTCGTATGGAATTTCCTGGTGTAGCAGGTGGTGATGAACACAAACCCGTTACAGTACAAGTTCCTTGTGTTGAAATGTGGGGAGATAGTTGCCCAGTACATGCAGAAATTCGTCCTTGGTTTAAAGATCCAAGTATGGAAGACATGGCTAGGAAGTATTGGAAGAAGAGAAGTTATATCTTCCAAGGCTTTGTAACACAGAGCGATCTACAGGAAGATTCAGTTCCTGAAAACCCAATCCGTAGATTCGTTATTAGTCCACAGATCTTTAAGATCATTAGTCAGGCTTTAATGGATCCAGACTTCCCAGAAATTCCAACTGATTATGAAGCAGGCACAGACTTTAGAGTACAGAAGTCTACTAAAGGCCAATATGCTGATTACTCAACATCTAATTGGGCTCGTAGAGAGCGTTCATTGGATCAAGTGGAACGTGATGCAATCACAGCCAATGGGTTGTTTAACCTTAATGACTTCTTACCCAAGAAGCCAACACAAGAAGAGGTTGGTATTATATTTGAGATGTTTGAAGCAAGTGTAGATGGTCAGTTATATGACCCAGCTAGGTTTGCCGATTACTATCGTCCATATGGCGTAGAGGCGCCAGGTAACCGCAATGCGGCTACTTCCTCAACCCCAGCACCTGCAGTGGCACCGGCTCCAGTAGCACCACCAGTAGCACCAGCACCAACACCTGCTCCAGTGGCAGAGATGGCGCCTGCTCCAGTGGCAACACCAGCAGAAATGGGAGCAACAACACCTGCACCGGCAACGACTGACGATGCATCAACTAGTGCGGCGGACATCTTAGCAATGATTCGTCAACGTAAAGAAAATTAAGGAGATAAAAAATGGCTAATTTAAGCAAACTTAAAAAGATCAACGAATCTTATACAATCTATAATTACGATAATGGCTTTAGATTTGAGGCAAGTGGTCGTGACAAAGCAGATGAGTATAAAAATGTTAATCTAATTATTAACGATGAAGCTACTCTTCTTGAAGTTATTAAAGAAGCAAATGCAATGGAAAAGGACGACTAATATGGCAAGACCTTTTGACGTAAGTAAATTCCGCAAAAGTATCACCAAAGCAGTCCCAGGTTTGAGTGTCGGGTTTAATGATCCCGACACTTGGATCTCCACAGGCAATTTTACTCTTAATAAATTAATTAGTGGAGACTTTGAAAAAGGTATTCCGCTAGGTAAAGTTACTGTACTAGCTGGTGAAAGTGGAGCAGGAAAAAGCTACATAGCCGCAGGCAATATTGTTAAAGCGGCACAAGATCAAGGCATCTTTGTTATCTTAATTGATAGTGAGAATGCACTCGACGAATCATGGTTACATGCATTGTCCGTCGACACAGACGAAAGCAAATTGCTTAAACTAAACATGAGTATGATTGATGATGTTGCTAAGACAATATCAGACTTTATGAAGGACTATAAGCTGGAATATGCAGATAAAGAAAGCGAAGAACGTCCTAAAGTATTGTTTGTAGTTGATTCACTTGGTATGCTATTAACACCTACAGATGTTGATCAGTTCCAAAAAGGTGATATGAAAGGTGATATGGGTCGTAAGCCTAAAGCACTAACATCACTTGTTAGAAATACTGTTAATATGTTTGGTGAATATAACGTTGGACTTATGGCTACTAACCACACTTATGCATCACAGGACATGTTTGATCCAGATGATAAGATCAGTGGTGGACAAGGCTTTATCTATGCCTCAAGTATTGTTGTTGCAATGCGAAAACTTAAACTAAAAGTAGACGCAGACGGCAACAAGACTTCAACAGTAAATGGTATTAGAGCTGCTTGTAAAGTAATGAAGACTCGTTATGCTAAACCTTTTGAAAGTGTACAAGTTGAAATACCTTATGAGACTGGTATGAGCCCATATAGTGGACTAACTGAATTCTTTGAGGCAAAAGACATCCTAAAGAAAAGTGGTAATAGTCTAGAATATATTAGTCCAGTCACTGGTGAAGTAATTAAAATGTTCCGTAAGCCTTGGAATGCAAATAAAGATGGTGCATTGGATAAGGTTATGGAAGAGTTTGGTTCATTACCAGAAGAAGTACAGGATGCAAATCCTAATGAGGTTCCCGATGTAATCCTTGAAGAGGTAGAAGTAGATGAATCTTAATGACAGCGACCTAGAGTTTATGTTACAATTGTATGATGTAGGATTTAGTTTTATTCCTGATAAGGCTAAACTAGATTATGCAGAAACATATGTATATAAACTTGTAGATTATGGCTTCGATGTAAAGTCTAATGCAGTTGAAATAGGAGAACATGATGAATACTTGGATAAAGCAGTTGATACTGTTTTGGAAGAGGATGAAAGTGATCCTGAGGACGACTGGTTGGATGAAGAATTCGATACAGAATGGGATGAATAAGTCTCATGAGTAAATGGTATAGAAAAGTAACTGCTAATATGAGTGATATCGTGGAAGCGATATCACACTTTGAAACAGAAATAGATCAAGCAAAGTATGAATGTGGAATGAAAGGTAACCTCGAAAAACAGAGCCGTGACATGCCTGGTATCGTTGAGCACCGTTTTAACCAACTTCAAGAAGTAGAAGCAATACTTGAATACCTCAATACTGAAATGCGAAAAACTCGCAGTAAAATTTTCCGTAAGTTTCTAGAGTCTTATAATAGGGCACTCAGTTCTAGAGACGCAGAAAAGTTCGTTGATGGAGAAGAGGACGTAATATCGCTTCAATACCTCATCAACGATTTCAGTCTAGTTCGCAATAGGTTTATCGGTGTTATTAAAGCTCTGGAGGCAAAACAGTTTCAGATTAATAACATCGTTAAACTTAGAGCGGCAGGACTAGAAGATATTTCTTTATAAAAAACACTTGACACACTGGCTAATTGTGCTATTATAGTAATATAGGACAAACAAGCTAATAGGACAGTGAAATGGCTAAAAAATCTAAAATTATCAGCGGCTATAACCCACAAGAAGTACTTGCTCTGGGTGTACAAACGTACAATACACAGGGCTTTATTCGTAGTGGCGATGGCTACATTAAAGTAGACCCAACCACAGGCGAGGATTCAGTCGAGGTTAAGGATAACAAATCGCTTATTCTTGATATGATCGCTGATAACATTCGCCCTTCCCAAGAAGATATGCAAGAAGCACAGGTTATCATGGACAAGTTCAGTGGTAAATTTATGCTGAAAAAACTACAGGGTAGTTTGACTCGCTTTGAAACTAGTGTAAGCGAGGCGTTTACTAATGATCTTACCAATTTCACTGTTGCCGTTATTGCCAGTATTCCTCATATGAATGTTATTGACAAAGTAAGGCAAACCATTACAGACAAAATTGAAGAGTTACGTTTTAAAAGTGATTACTTTGGTGAAGTCCGTACACGTTATGACCTTTCAGTAGAGATCATTGATGTTAAGTTTATTCAAACATCAGGTGTATACATGATTACTAGTGTATATAATGATACAGATATTATTAAGTTTTGGTGGAGAGATCAGCCAGACATTAGTGATATCATTAACGGCAAAACCGTTACTATTCGTGGAACAGTTCTCAAACATGAGCACAGTAAGTATTCCAAAGCAAAAGAAACAATGTTAAATCGTGTTAAAATTATGGGAGAATTAAAATAATGAAATGGGACGAACCAGAAGTCGCAACTGTAACATGTACAGATAATGATAAGTCTGTTGAAGTTACTATTATCCGTAAATCACACGACAGCATTCGTGCAGAACTACAGGGCATACCATTAAACTTTAAGAAATATAAACCAGGCGTATATATTGCTAATATGAGTGGTATGGAATTTGTTCTTAAAACAAAATAAATTTCAAAAGATTTACAAGTACTTGATATTGCTGAAGAAAAGAGGCTACTCTTTTCTTGACAGTAAGGCATATCGGTGTTATAATCATTACATAATTAGATATTAAACACAAACAGGAGTTTGCATATGAAAACAATGGCACTTAAGACTAACAAGTCTCAAAAGTCAATTATTAGTGTAGTCAACGATGCAGTTGACAATCCTAACGAATCCGATGACCAAATTATTGAAAGGCTTCGTACACGATTTGAGATACTAGACGAAATGACACAAGCATCTATTGATGGTGTTGTTAGAGGTATGGTTGTTACTGGCCCTCCAGGTGTTGGTAAATCGTTTGGTGTAGAAGCAATTCTAGAAAAGAACAGTTTGTTCGATAAGATTGCAGGCAACAAGTTACGTTTTGAAGTTGTTAAAGGCGCCAGTAGTGCAATTGGTTTGTATAAGACATTGTACCAAAATGCAGATAAGAACAATGTACTTGTATTAGATGATTGTGATACAGTATTATATGACGAGACAAGTCTTAACTTACTTAAGGCCGCACTAGATTCCAGTAAGAAACGTAAACTTAATTGGAATACAGATAGTGCATTGTTAAGACGTGAAGGTATTCCAGACTGTTTTGAATTTAAGGGTTCAGTTATTTTTATTACTAACCTAAAGTTTGATAAGGTACGTGGTAAGATTAAAGACCACTTGGATGCTATTATGTCACGTTGTCACTACTTAGACTTAACTATGGATACAACTCGTGAAAAGGTTCTACGTTGTAAACAGATTGTTAAAGATGGTATGCTTAATGAATACGACTTTGACAAGGCAACTGAAGATCAAGTTGTAGACTTTATGATTGACCAGAAGGATAAGATGAGAGAGATCTCACTCCGTATGGTAACTAAGATTGCAGACCTTCGTAAAGCAATGCCTGAGAAATGGCAAGCAGTAGCTGAAGTTACTTGTATGCGAAGGGTGTGATATCCCCCCAACTATGGGCCTGGCATTAATCTGCCAGGCTCTTTTTTATATCTTGACAAACAAATTAGAACGTGTATAATAGTATTATGAGTTGTAAAATAATCCTAAAAGATGAAGTAAATTGTAAGATCGAAGGCTTAGATCTAGAGACTCGAAAGAAGATTGAGAAGAAGCTGAAGTTCTTTATGCCCTATGCATATCATGTACCAGCATACAAGTTGGGCAGATGGGATGGCTGTGTCAGTTTCTTTACTATTGGTGGAGTAACTTATAGTAATCTATTGGATGATATACTTCCAATTATTATTGCAGATGGCTATGAAGTAGATGTAGAAGATCACAGATCACAAATAAAGTTAGAGTTTGATGTTGTTGATGAGACTACATTCCAACATAAGAACTGGCCTGAAGATCATGCAATGGCAGGTCAACCAGTAACACTTCGTGATTATCAGATTGAGATTGTAAATAAGTTTTTAGAAACTCCACAATGTCTACAAGAGATTGCCACAGGCGCAGGCAAAACACTTATCACAGCCGCCTTAAGTGCAAAGGTAGAACAGTATGGGCGTTCAATTGTTATTGTGCCTAACAAAGACCTAGTAACACAGACGTTTGCAGACTATAAGAACTTGGGTTTAGATGTCGGAGTATACTATGGTGATAAGAAAGAATATGGCAAAACACATACCATATGTACATGGCAAAGTCTAAACAGTATTAAGAAGCAGTTCCGTGATGCAAAGACAGACTTTAGTCTACAGGACTTTAGTGAAGATGTAGCATGTGTGATAGTTGATGAGGTTCATCAGGCTAAAGCAGATGTACTCAAAGAGTTATTAACAAAAGACTTTGCACATATTCCTATGAGATGGGGATTAACTGGTACTATTCCAAAAGCAGATCATGAACGAACTGCTCTAAAAGCCTGCTTAGGTGAAGTAGTTAACAAACTTGCTACTGAAACTCTACAAGAAGCTGGTGTACTTAGTAACTGTCATGTGAATGTAATGCAGTTGGAGGAAACTGTTGAGTACAATAATTATCAGAGTGAACTAACATATCTAACCAGCGATAAAAAACGTATGGAGTATATAAGTAAGTTACTTGAATCTATAGGAGAGAGTGGTAATACACTTATCCTAGTTGATAGAATCAAAGCAGGCAATCTAATAGTGGATAATATCCCAGGTGCTAGTTTTGTTAGTGGTAGTATGAAAAGTGCTACTCGTAAAGAACATTATGATGAAATTAATACTGAGGATAAACAAATCCTTGTAGCAACATATGGCGTGGCGGCCGTAGGTATTAATATCCCTAGAATCTTTAACTTAGTTCTAATTGAACCGGGAAAAAGTTTTGTAAGAGTTATACAGAGTATTGGACGTGGCGTTCGTAAAGCCAATGACAAAGACTTTGTGCAGATATGGGATATAACAAGCACGGCTAAGTTCTCAAAAAGACATTTGAGAGAAAGAAAGAACTTCTATAAAGAAGCCAACTACCCATTTACAATAGAAAAAGTTAGATACAAATGAAAATATTAACAGTAGAAAATAAAATATATGATTTAGATGAGATACCAGATCAAGTAGATGACCTACGTTATGGAATCTTAGATTACAGTGACCCAAAGAATGTGGACTATTATTTCGTCCCACTGGTATTCCTGGAAAGTTTTTACAGCCCTGCCGCAGTGGTACAGATTGGCGATAAACAGATCAGTGTGCCACTAGATTGGAGTGTAGTTATTTGTGATCGTGAAGTTGGAGAGCCTGAAGTATTAAATCTAATGAGTCTAAACGACAGAGGATTTACTGCTTTTGGATTTAATCCAATTAACGGATTCAAAGCTGAATATCTTGATATACAAATAACTAATGTATATACTGATATCAAATGGTATGCACCTAAACTTAAATTTGGACACCTACTATGTGTACCAGTTTCAGACGAACCCAATCCATTATGTTGCCTGTTTGTAAAAGAATCAAGTAAGATACCCGAGGTACTAGACATCAATGTGATGTGGTAATGAGCGGGCAAAGAAGATTTCTAAAAGTATGGAGTAGAACTGTTGGCATGCCAGTGGGCATAACAGATGATGACAAGCCAGAGTTCCTACCTATCAAACAGGAAGATGTTATTAAAGCATTATGGTTTAGAACCTTCTGGATTGTCTTGCATATTGTTACATGTGGCTTTATAATAGTAGGTAATGCTAAAACTATGGGATTATGGTAATGAGTAAAATAGAAAAATATGCAGAAGATTTTAGTTGGCTTGATGATGATGAAAGACTGATGCATTTAATTGACTTGGCAAAACGTGAAACAAGTCTGCCGGGAGAACTTAGAACAGATGACAGACTAGTAAATGGATGCATGAGTCAAATTTGGATAGATGTAGGTTTACAAGATCAAGTTGTTAATGTATACTATGATAGTGATGCAATGATTACAAAGGGTATTACAAGTGTGGTAGCGGATTGTTTTTCTGGTATTACAGTTAATGAAGCAAAAGCATTAACAAAGGAAGACTTTGAAAAACTAGGGATAAAACAATTGTTGTCAGCACAACGCCGTAATGGTTTAGGTAGTCTTATAGATACTATAAGCAAAAAGGTTCATAGACTATGAGTGCAAAATTAACAATTAAAGAAGAGATGCGTTCTATTGATGTTAAGGATAGAACTTGGTACAACAGCCTTACAGACGAAGAGAAGAAGAAGGTTGGTATATGGGTATTGATGAGATATGCAAGTAGTGTTAAACACGGCATTAAAGACTTTGAAGAACATTATCTTGAATGGACTAATGAGCTTGTTAATGTACACTTCAATACACTAAGACATCATCCAGAACTACAATACCAGTTACTACAAGCAGTAGGCTTGGGTAAGATACAGTATCATCCGTGGATTGCTCCAGGCAAAAAAGGTACTGATAAGCCGTTGTTTAAGTTTTTTAAAGAAAAACATCCTGAATATAATGATGATGAACTTGCCATATTCCTATTACAATATGACAAAGCAGAGATCACAGATATACTAGAGCAATATGGATTAGAGAAAAAAGATATTAAAAAGTTATTAAAATAATGTTTAAATGTGAGTACTGTAACAAGACTTTTAAGAGAGAAGGCACTCTTGCAGTACACGTCTGTGAGCCTAAACGTAGGTTCCAACAAAAAGACAGCAAGCATGTACAACTGGCATTCCGTAGTTATCAGTTATTCTATAGGATAGGAACCAACAGTAAAAAAGAAAAGTCATATGAGGATTTTTCAGGTAGTCAATACTATACTGCATTTGTAAAGTTTGGTAGTTATTGTATTGATCTTAAGATAGATGATGTGCCAGTATACACAACATGGTTATTAAAAAATAATATTGCTATTGATAGATGGTGTAGTGATAGAAACTTTAATACATGGATTAAAGAAAGACTTAAAAGCGAGAGTTGTGACAGAGCAGTAGAACGTACTATACTCTTTATGCAGGATTGGGGAGAAGATAATGCTAACGAATGGAATAATTATTTTGACGCAGTACCAAGTAATCTGGCAGTTTTTCATATATGCAGTGGCAAAATCAGCCCGTGGGTATTATATGCAAGCAACAGAGCTCAAGCATTACTTGACCGCCTTAATGAAGAACAAATTAAAATGATCATTGAATACATAGACCCACATGTATGGCAAATTAAAATGAAACGATTCGAGAAAGACTTTAATTGGGTAAAACAATTGTTAAAAAAGGCACACTTATCATGAACAACCACTTTATTTTCGATGTAGACGGAACACTAACACCAAGTAGAGGTGAGATCAATCCAGCATTCAAGGCATTCCTAATGGAGTTTGCACAAAGAAATAAAGTTTATCTAGTAACAGGTAGTGATAAGCCCAAGACAGTTGAACAGATAGGTGAAGACTTATACAACAAATGCCTTACTGTATACAATTGTAGTGGCAATGATGTATGGCAACAGGATAAGAATATATTTACAAATACTTGGAAACTATCCAGGATAGCAAATAAGTGGCTACAGGAACAATTGGATGCAAGTGAATTTAAACTAAGAACTGGATTACATTTCGAACACAGAACAGGTATGGTAAACTTTAGTATTGTTGGGCGTAATGCTACAACAGAAGAACGTGCTGACTATGTAAAGTGGGACAACAAACACAATGAACGTAACACAATAGCAAAAGCATTTAATAAAAAGTTTAAGAAACTAAAAGCACAGCCAGGTGGTGAAACTGGTATTGATATCTATCCAAAAAACTGTGATAAAAGTCAGATAGTTCGTGACTTTACACATGATGATGTGTTATACTTTATGGGAGATAGAATGGATCCAGATGGAAATGATTATCCATTAGCACAAGAGATAGATAAAGGTGCTGCCATTTCAGTAAATGGTTGGAAAGATGCATATGATAAACTATTGATGTTAAGAGTATTAGGAATTGCTAGATGATTGTAAACACAGATATTGATATTGATGTAGCCAATAGAAACAAACTATTGACTATGATTAAGAACACACAGGCAATGATTGCAAGGGACGGAAAACAAGTAAAGCACAATACAGGTGTTTACTTCCATGAAGTGCCGACAAATCCATTTACAGACTTATGTACAATAGATCACAAAGACGCAGAACAACTGGGTTATTTTAAGATTGATGTACTTAACGTAAACGTATATGAGGGGATTGAAAGTAAAGAAGAACTAGATAAACTTTTAGATATGCCTGTACAATGGGATTTACTTAACCATGAAGAGATAGTAAAGCAATGTTTCCACATACATAATCACTTTGATGTAGTGAAGCGTATGCAACCCAAGAGTCTGGAACAGTTGGCGGCGGTACTTGCAATTATTCGTCCTGCTAAAAGACATCTAGTTGGTAAAGACTGGAACACGGTGTTTAGTAGTGTATGGGTTAAGCCAACAGACGATGCTTACTTCTTTAAGAAGGCTCATGCACATGCTTATGCCATGGCAATTATTCTACAACTGAATAAGTTAGTTAGAGATTCTTCTTCACAAGACTAATACTCCTCCGCTTGATACGTTTTGTAATTGAATTACTTAAACGTACTTCAGGACCAGTAATAATCTCCATCTGTTTAACGTTAAAACTTTGACTACAATAATTGAATGGCCATCTATTTAGAAGTGCAATATTAATTGGTAGTCGACGATTTGTCTCCCACCACCATTCTTCACCAAGCTCTAAGAATAATGACTTCTCTTCTCTACTTTTCAGTCGTTCATAAACATACATACTCGCAATCTGAGTATCTATATTCTGCATAACACCTATGTATTCGTTTCCGGCATAGGATATAACAGTCAGGAAGGGATATTCCTCTAGAAATTCTTGATACTTTGTTATCATTGTACTTCTATTTAGCAACTAAATTTTTAGGCCAGATAACATAAATACTTACATACAAGGAACATTAAATGAGCAATTACAGTACCAGTTATAACATAAGCCAGACGGGCGATTTGTATACATTACAGGATCACGGAACTTCTACAGGGCAAAGCCAGTACAATAGTAGCCGTGGAACCACAGTTAACAGTCCTCTGAACTATAGGAAGTTAGAAGCGTTCAAAGGCTTGGACAATGAGTTTTGGTTCTATGTTAAGAATCAGGATAGAAAACCTATCATGCTTAATAACTTAACAATTAATGCTAGTTTAATATTCAGAGAAAACAAGAATACTATTGTAGCAAAAGAATGTACAATTACAGACTATGATTTAGGTACATGTAAACTTGTACTAAAAAGCAGTGATATTGCTGATGCAAATTCTGGATTGTATGATCTTGTATTAACATATAAAAATGCTGAAGGCCTAGTACTTCCGCTGTTTGCTGATACTAACATGCGACCTACACTAACTGTTGAAATTAGTGAAGATGCATTTAGCGTTCCACTTACTACACAAACAACCACAACATGGTTATATGATGGCTCAACTAATAATATTGGTGAGAAACTAAACGGACCCAAGCATTATCAAAAGGTGCAGGGTCTAATTACGTTTGCTGTCTATACAACAGGTTATACTGGCAAGTTCTTCCTACAGGGTGCAACAAGTCCCTTTCCAGATGATTCAGACTGGTTTAATTTAGAACTAGGTGCGGCAACTGACTACCATCAATTCAATGCATTTACTGGCATTGAACCTTTTACAATCACATCAAACTTATATTATGTAAGATTCAATTGGCAAGTAACAGGAGCAACCGGAACGGTTGACAAAGTCGTAATAAGGCTGTAGTATATATGTATGAGTTTAATAACAAACTACGTTAAATCTATTCTGCCTATCGACTGGATTAGCAGTCCATCAGGCTGGACGCATGGCAATTGTCCCATGTGTGTGGTTAATGGCGAGTCAAGGCCAGACATAAAAGGCAGAGGTGGTTTTCGATTTGAGGACGATAAGTTTAGTTATAACTGTTTTAACTGTGGTTATAAGACTGGTTGGAGTCCTGGTAAAGGCATTAGTAATAGAGTTAAAAGACTACTATTGCGGTTTGGTGCTGACGAGAGCGATGTACAACGACTACAACTAGAACTATTAAGAGAAGAAGATGTTGCTACTATCCTACTAAAGAAAGAGGCTAGATCTGCTCCTGTTGTAATTGATTGGGAAGAAATGGAATTGCCGGAAGGCGCCCAACCAATTAACGATTACAAAGGTGAAGTACATTTAGACTTTATAAAAGCAGTAGAGTATATACATAGTCGTGGATTTAATATTGATGATGATAGATTTATGTATAGTCCGGCTTCGGCTCCGGGTAGAATGAAGAGTCGCTTTATAATTCCGTTCCATTATAAAGGAAAAGTGGTGGGTTATACTGCACGTTGGATTGGCAAACCGCCTGAAGGCATGCCCAAGTATTATAATCAGCAACCCAAGAATAATTTTATATACGGATTAGATAGACAGACAAAAGACAAGAACATTGTTATTGTTACTGAAGGACCATTAGATGCTATTGTAACTGATGGTATTGCTATAGGTAGTAATAACATTAATGATGATCAGGCCAATATTATTGACAACTTACAGAAGCGTGTTATACTATTAGCAGATAAAGATTTTGCAGGAATTAAGGCAGTCAACACAGCAATCGAAAGAGGTTGGAGTGTTAGTTTTCCTGAATGGACTGATTGTAAAGACGCCGGAGATGCTTTGGAACGATATGGTAGATTGTTCACAGTTCGTAGTATACTAGACGGTGCTATAAGCAATCCAACTAAGATAAAATTACTGGCTCAGAAATATTGTAAGTGAGGGAAATATGAACGCAGAACACAAAGACTATGGATTGGAAATACAAAAACTATTTGTAGAATTCCTAGCACAAGATCAAGACTTATTTGTCCGTGTTAATAACATTATGAGTCCAGAGTATTTTGATAGAACACTTAGAAAGAGTGTTGAGTTTATACAAGAACATGCTAATGAATATGGTGCTTTGCCTAAACGTGAACAGTTAATGGCAACAACAGGATTAGAACTTGCAGGTATCCCTGATGTAGATGATAGACATAAGAAATGGTTTGCAGATGAGTTTGAGAACTTCTGTAAACAGAAAGCTCTTGAAGGTGCTATTCTAAAGAGTACTGACTTACTGGAAAAAGGTGAGTTTGGTGCTGTCGAGAAACTTGTAAAAGATGCAGTACAAGTTGGACTTGCTAAACATATGGGTACTAACTATTGGGATTCGCCTAGTGAACGTATTGAAAGAGTACGTTCTGCACGTGGTGGTACAAGTACAGGCTGGAAAGCAGTGGATCATAAACTGTATGGTGGCTTTAACAGAGGCGAACTAAACATATTTGCGGCCGCATCTGGTGGTGGTAAAAGTTTATTCCTACAGAACTTGGCATTGAACTGGGCATTGGAAGGACATAATGTTATCTATATTAGTTTAGAACTTAGTGAAGAACTATGTAGTATGCGTCTTGATAGTATGATTACTGGTATGAATACAAAAGAAGTATTTAAAAATGTTAGTGATGTAGACTTAAAAGTTCGTATGGCAGGTAAGAAAGCTGGAGTACTACAAATTGTACAGTTACCCAATGGTATTACTGTTAATGATCTAAACAGTTATATGAAAGAGTTTGAAGTAAAGAACAACATTAAGATTGATGCAATGTTAGTTGACTACTTGGATCTAATGATGCCTGCACAACGTAAGGTTCCACCAAGCGACTTGTTTATTAAGGATAAGTTTGTAAGTGAGGAATTGCGTAACTTTGGTGTGGAACATCAATTGCTATTTGCAACAGCCTCACAGTTGAATCGTAGTGCAGTTGAAGAAGTAGAGTTTGATCATAGTCATATCTCAGGTGGTCTAAGTAAAATCCAGACAGCAGATAATGTTATTGGTATCTTTACTAGTAATGCAATGCGAGAACGTGGCAGATATCAGATACAGTTTATGAAGACTCGTAGTAGTGCTGGTGTTGGATCCAAGGTTGATCTAAACTTTGATGTAGAAGGTTTAAGAATTACAGACTTGGATGATGATGAGGCAGATGCAAATCCTGTAAACAATACAAGTGCAATACACGATAAACTTAAAAGACAGTCCCAACTTAAAGGGCATGATAACAATTTATCAGAGAACATGGCAGTTGAAAAAGCAGTAGGCAACGTGGATAGGATGAGAAGTATCCTTAAGAAGCAAGACTAAAGTAACAATAATAGCTAAATACACATAGTAAGGATAACTAGTCATGAAAAAACGTACAAGATCATTATTAGAAGAAATCAATAGTATTGCTCCTAGCAAACACAAAACTAATCTACTTGAAAGTAGAGGTGTGAATGCAATTAGTAGTATTATTCACCTATTAGAGATGATTGATCAACAGTATGATTCAGAAGTGGCTACCGACTTGCATAAACGTGTGATGTTAAGCATTAAGAACAGAGATGCTGATAGATTTATGCGAGGAATTAAAAAGATTAGAGATTAAGTATGAGAATAGAAGACATCATTGTAGGTTCAAAGAAGAGACGTCCTCGTAATAGTAGATTACAGCGTCTAGTTCAGCCCGATAACCTATACACTCCAAACCCAAAAAAGTTATCGGAGGCAGCTCGCATTCAACACGTTGAAGATTTAATTCTTTGGGACGGTAGTGAAGGAGCAAAACGTAGTTTAATGACTCTGCGTAAAATGGAATCAAGTCCAGGTGATGCAACCATCAAATGGGACGGTTCTCCAGCAGTTATATTTGGGCGTAATGAAGCAGGTGAGTTTATACTTACAGATAAAAGTGGCTTCGGTGCTTCAACATATAATGGTAGAGTAACAAGTGCAGACGAGTTAGCCAATATGTTTCTTAATCGTAAGATGAAACCAGACGCAACTCCAAAAGATGTTCAGAACAAAAAAGACTTTGCAGACCGTATGAGAAATGTATGGAGTGAATTTGAAAATGCTACACCTTCAAATTATAGAGGCTTTGTACATGGTGATCTATTATACTTCTCAACTCCCAAAGAGGAAAAGGGACGCCTAGTGTTCGCACCTAATACTACAAAGTATAGTGTAGATCCCAACAGTAGGATTGGACAGCAGATTGCAAATTCAACTGCTGGTGTTGTATTACATGCTTATATTGATTTAGACGGCAATACAGGTAAAGTAGATGCAACTAAATTTGTTGGCGGTGGACTGTTAGTAGTACCACCAGTAGTAGTTACACACCCTGCACAAATAGATGCGGCGGGATTAGATCAGCTGGAAACATTTGTTAGCAGTAATGCAGGACAAATTGATGCAATGTTTGACGTTCCAGCAGAATTACAAATGAAAAACTTTAGTAGTATGCTATATGATTACATTAACAACCAAACAAAAGCAGGCACACTAGATGGATTAGGCGGAAACTTTATACAATGGGTAGAAGGTAATGCAAAAATTAGTGCTAAGAAGAAAGAAAGACTGTTGCAGTATATACAACAACATGAAAAGGCTTTCCTAGCAGTATTTAAAATCATTAGTGATATTATGAAAGTAAAGAATGATATTATTGATCAATTAGATCAACAACCAGCAGACATTACAGCAACAACTGATGGCAGAGCTGGTGGTGAAGGTTATGTAGTGGGTGGCGATGTTAAGTTAGTTAATCGTAAAAACTTCTCACAAGCAAATATGACAAGGACTCGTTAATGCAAAAGAAATATACATCAACAGAGTGGAGTTTAATGGAAGGCGGTCATAGTTTACCTGAGCCAGAGCTAACCTTTATTCAATCACTTGGTGAAGCCCGTATGTTCCGTGGTAGAAACCAGATAGCTGGAGAAGGTGCTAGAAGTGTTAGTGATCATACGTTTGTAAGTCTAATGAGCTTGTATGCTATGAGTCAAGACTATGACTATGCACCTGTAGCCAAAGAATATGCAAAAAGAACTCGTGCTTTGGGTAACTTTAATAACCCAAGTCCAGGTGGTACTGATTTGTACCAAACAATATACAGTCTACAACGTCCAAACTTAATGCCAGGCGATAAAAGCCAACTATTAATGAATAAGGTAAATGTAGACACACCAAGAATTAAAAGATTTCTAGATAAGATCAAAAATGGTACTGCCTCTAATTCAGATGCACAGACATTCTTTTTTAAACTTGAAAGAGACCTAAAGATCCAAGACCCAAAGCTAAAAGCGGCTAGACGTCTAGTACAAAATTGGGATAACTTGGGAACACAACAACGACAATTAGTGGGTTCACAAATCAATAGATACTTTACCTTGAATGCTAGACGAAGTGATCTAATGCCATTGTTTGCCAAGTATGCAAAAGATTCTAATCTAAACTTAGACAAAGAAGAAAAGAAATCTATTGCACAAAGAGTGGCAAGGGGTGCAGGATTATTTGCTGCCGGTTATGCGTTGAGTAAAATAGCTAAAGGCTAACATGACACAAAAGGTTCACGGTACTAGACGACCCGGAGAAGTTCTTTCCGGCGATATAAATTTTTTAATTGCATACACTATAGTAGACATAACTGATGCTGGTGACAGCAATCCCAAAGGTAACAGCAAAACTTACCGACAATCCCAAAATACAAATACTCTAATACAAGTTCTAAGTATGAGAACACAATTAGTATTGTCAAGTGTTTATAAATTAGAAACACAGGACCTATCTGATTACGACTTTGGTACCGATTACACAGGTACAGGCACAGTCTGGCAACTAAAGTTTGCTAGTGAACATGATGCAGTATGGCAACGTGAAGAAGATCCTGTATATTGGGCAACTACTGACTGTAATAGTGTGCCTGTTAACAATGATTTAGATGAAACACACAATATAATTGATTACTTTGATACTGTGAATGCCCAAAGTAAAAATTTATACTTTACTTCCACTACTTTCTTATAAATACATATAACGTACAAGAAGTACTTAATGGAAAATCAGCTCTTTAAGAGACTAGTTGGAAAAGTAAAAAACGATGGCAATGCAACAGTCAAGACTAGAGCGTGAAAATCTCGAAGCCCACGTAGATTTATGTGCAGAGAGATACCGCGTTATGGAAGAAAAACTAGACAACTTAGACAAAAGGTTTGATAGACTAGAAGAGTCATTGACTAAAATAG